ACCATAAATCTAACATACGCTATATACAAGGTGGCGTTGCCGAGGTCTTTGGATCCTTCCAGGGTTTCAGACCTAGACCTAGTTCTCGGGTCACAAACACTCCTATGTCCTATTATTTATCCGATTATGGTTACAAGATTAAATATGGACCACCGTGTATGACCTCCTGGGAACCTTGGAATATAGCATTGAATGATATGGTACGACCCCTGAATAATTTCGATCAGTGTATTTTAAATCAGGCTATAGACAGTTTCACTTTCGATATATTATCAAGTAGTTTAGATTTTACAGAAATACACATTTTGGATAATTTCACCACTATTAATGGAGCACCAGGTGTGGCTTATATTGATAAAATAAAACGCAACACTAGTGCTGGAAATCCCTTCAAAAAGAGCAAGAAATATTTTATGACAGCTCTACCTCCACAGGGCGAGTGGCAACACCCTGTTGAGGTTGATGGGATTATTATGTCACGAGTGGATGAGATAATATCCAAATATTATGATGGTAAGAGAGCGAGACCAAATTTTTGTGCGCATCTTAAAGATGAACCAGTAACGTTCAAGAAAATGCGATCAAAGAAAACACGAGTATTTACTGGAGCACCTCTAGATTTTTCTATTGTTGTCAGAAAGTATTTGCTATCTTGTGTTAGATTCATTCAAAGAAATAAAACTATCTTTGAAGCAGCCCCAGGAACTGTGGCCCAATCTTTAGAATGGGCTGGTCTTGGTGAATATATTTTCCAGTTTGGAGTCGATAGAATCGTAGCTGGAGATTATAAAGCTTATGACAAAACGATGCCTCCTGCATTTATTATGGGAGCTTTTAAAATTCTACGCAGAATGTGTGAAAAATCTGGAAATTTTTCAGAAAAGGATCTCAAAGTTTTGGATGGCATAACTATAGACACAGCTTTTCCTTTAGTGGAATTCAATGGAGATTTAATTCAGTTTTTTGGATCTAATCCATCTGGTCACCCTCTAACTGTTATAATTAACAGTTTAGTTAATAGCCTATATATGCGTTACGCATACATAATATTAAATCCTGAACAGGAGTCTGCATCTTTTCGAAAGAATGTTGCACTCCTAACTTATGGAGATGATAATATTTTAACAGTGTCACGCAATATAGATTGGTACAATCACAC